AGCAGAGCAGGATAACACTGATGAGATCATGCACGAGCTCATGAAGAATCCAGCTAAGTTAATTCAAATGCATACCGCAGCAACCACATCGGAAACGGTTGCGCGTAAACTGATGAAAGACTTAGCAGACTCTATCCGGGAAAATAACAAAGCGCTAGAGACTCATAAATCAGCGCCATCTCCATTGAATCGTCATAGTCCGTCACCTGGCGCAGGCGCGACTACGACTGAACGAAGCTTCAAAGGAGCCTCCTGGCTGAAAGGCTAAGAGCACCCTCCTTCCCCGTAGCGTGCCTGTAGTTTAACGAACTATAGGACGTAGCCCACATGATCCCAAATAATATTCTGGTCAATGTACCAACATATCAGCTAGCAGAGCTAGAATTCTTACAAAACAGATACGCCTTCATCAAAACAGCAAACAAGAAGTTCGAGAACTTCCATGCGCAGCAACCTACTGGCCAATTAGGTCAAACGGTTAACATCGAATTGCCACCACGAGCAACTACTGTTGCTTCTCTAGTAGCAAGCTTCCAAGGCGCTCAACAAAGATTAAACCCTTTGTCAGTAGTCGGTCAGATCTCAAGTTCATACCTATTCACTTCCCAACAATATATCTTCAACGTTGAAGACTATATGGATCGTTTCGGTAAAGCTGCTATTGATGAAATGGGCGCTAAAATCGAAGCTGACGTTGCTCAGGTTTGCGTAAGCAGCACTTACCGCTTCTATGGTAATGGCGTTACCCCTATTAATAGCTCCTTACAGTTAGCCCAAGCTTTAGCACAGTACAGAGACTTCGGTGCTGCCGCTGGAACTGCTAAAGGCTACTTACCTGTCGTTTCCATTCCAGGGATCGTCAACAGTAACTTAGGTCAGTTCGCTATGAAGCGTAATGATGAGCAAGCTAATTCATGGGAATTAGGTAACTTCTCAGATTGCGAATGGTATAGTTCTAACTTATTACCTGTTCACGTAGCTGGTACTGAAGGGCAAGCCGGTTCCACTCTAACCGTTGTAAGCACAACCTTAGATAGCACTGGCGCTGTTGCAACTATTACTTTCAGTGGTACACATGGTGCTTCTGATGCTAACTCTGTTCAACAGTACGATAAGTTCCAGTTCGTTGATGGTGTTGGCTCTTATCCTAACTTACGCTTCTTAACCTATATTGGTCGTGAAGTATCAGCATCTCCCGTTCAGTTCCAAGCAACTGCACAGGCTGCTTCTACTGGCGGTTCACAGGTTACTGTTAGCGTGTTCCCACCTTTACAAGTTAACCAAGCTAACAACCAAAATATCAACACTGCTATTGTTGCTGGTATGCAGGTTACTGTGCTTCCAACCCATAGAGCTGGTTTAATCATTGCTGGTAACCCTCTGTTCTTAGCAATGCCTCAGTTACCAAGTCAGACTCCATTCCCCACAGGTAACGCGTTTGACCCAGACAGTGGTGCTAGCTTCAGACATTACTATGGAGCACGATTTGGTACGGGCGAGCTCGGGACAGTGAGAGATTGCATCTGGGGGAAATTGTTGGCCCAAGACTACGGCATGGCGCTCATATTCCCCGTTTAGAGTCAGAAACAATATGTTCCTCAATTTCTGTTATAATAGTTCGCTTTTTAACAGAACTGAGAGGAACGAATGGCGAGAAAATATTGTTTTATTTGTGGCGACGAAAAGGAGCCAGGACGTGAGAAAGATAGTTATTGCAGGAAATGTAAGCATGCAAAGCGATCTGAAGCTCGGGCAAAAGCTAGAGCTGAAGCGGGCCTTCGTCCATGGGGATCAGGTCCAAATCCTCATTGTCCTGACTGTTTTGCCCTTAAAGAAAACATTAAGCAAACTTATTGTAATGGTTGCAAGAATAGGCGCTCTACAGCATGGAAGATGGCTACAGGTCGTCAAAAAACTGTTCAAGTCCATACAAAGCTTTGTAAATGTGGAATGCCAAAGCTTCCTTATAGTCACAGCTACTGTGCTAGATGTAAGGCGGAAGCGGAAGCAATTCGCAGAGTGTTTAAAGGAAGGAGTGAAGCTGAGCGTGAAAGCGCAAGAAGGCTTCGCGCAGCAAATAAAAGACATATCGATTCTAAAACTGAACGCGGGCAGATGTTGCGTCTTAAAAAGATTGCGCGATCAGCCTCCCATGAAGCTATCATCTCAGGAAAATTGGTTAGACAACCCTGTGAAACTTGCGGGGAACTGGTAGTGGAAGGGCATCATGATGACTATACAAAACCTCTAGAAGTTAGATGGTTATGTAAGAAGCATCATAATGAGCACCATAGGCTTGAAAAACTTTTAGCTAAAAAGGATAAACACCATGACAACGACTCCTAACACACAGCTCTACCCAGCCGGGTACCTAGACATTAATGGCCTTGGATTGCTATGGGTCTCCAATACAACCTTAACAGTATCCATCGGTCAGGCACGTGATATTACTAATACCAATGACATCGTAAACAGCGCAGCTCTTACTCTAAACATGGCAACTAATGGCGCCAATGGTTTAGATACTGGAACTATCGCTGCCTCTACTTTGTATTATGTTTGGATTGTTGGTGATTCAACAGACTACAGCACTACTTGCTGCTTAGCCTCTTTAAGTGCAACAGCTCCTACATTGCCTGCTGCATATGATATGCAAAGACGTATTGGTGCTATTTATGTAAATGGTTCAACCCATATTGCATTATTCTGGCAACAAGGCGCTGAAAGCCAAGGCGCAGGCACAAACAGCTCATCTCGCTGGATGATCTACGATGCTCCTATCGCTACCGGTATCACAGCTGGTGCTTCTACAAGTTATGCAGCTGTTAACTTAGAAAAAACAGTTCCAGCAACTGCTTCTATCGTAAAAATTGAAGTAGCGTTAAATGCTGGAACTGCTTTCGACAGCGTATTTCTACAGCCTTATGGCGGCACAGGCGCAGCAGCTGTATTTAGCTCAGCTGTAACTGGTACTGCATTACTAGGTATTGTGGATTGTCCTGTTGGCGTTAATGCTACTCCATTACCTGACTTGAAATATAAAGTTTCAAGCTCCGGAGATGCAGTTGCTTTAGACGTTCAAGGATATGTAGACGAGCTCTAAACCCAAACCCGCTGTTCTTTATGGATGGCGGGGTTTTTTAAAGGGTGCGAATTCGACACCTTTGGAGGCCATGGATGGCAATTACAGCAACCGATTTGATTAGCTATGCCTACTACACCTCCGGGATTGTCAGTAGACAGTTTCAACAAGTCAGTGGCCTAGAAATAAATGATGGTTTAGTTCTTCTGAATGAAATTCTAACTGACAAAACGATTCAGCTAAACATGCTTCCGTATATGACTACGCATTATGAATTTAATGCAGTTATTAATCAGGAACAATACTTTATTCCAGGTCTAACCCAATTAGAAACCTTAACCTTTTTTATTAATAACGTGCGCTATAACATGCGTCAGAATTCACGTAATGAATATTTCGGTACCGCACGCGCTAATAACATTGATAGCTTACCTTGGGATTGGTATGCAGAACGTTGCTTAGGTGGAATGAATATCTTTTTATACTTCTTTCCAGACCAAGCTTATCCAATGGAAATAACAGGCTTATTTTCTCTACAAACCATTAGTAGCTTAAGCTTCGATCTTACAACCATTTTAGATGAATATTATTGCAGCTATCTTAAATATCGCCTCTGTAAGAAGCTATGCGCTCTGTATAACTTCACTATGCCTATTGTGGCGCAACAAGAATTAGACGAATACGAAGGCTCTATAAGCAAAGCTAGTGCACCAATGGATTTGAGACTTAAATATATCTCTACCTTAGGTGGCTCAATGGAGGTTAATTACGCGATTGCTAACCTATCCAATGGATTTATTACGCCCTAAGGGAGGAGGATAGATGAGACCATTTACCCCCCAGGGTATAGAACCACTACCGGAGGTTGATCTTAATATTGTTGGGTCGAGTGTATTCGGCCGTTATAACAAGATAAGTTCTGAACTTACACAAAACATGTTTATATCTGATAACTGGCTAGTAAACTTTGCTGGCTGGAAGCAAATATACAATCTTCTTCCAAATTCTACGATTGCTAACCAAGGGCGCGGCGTATATGTCAGCACGCGTGGCAATCTCATGATCGCGGTCGTTAATGCGCAAGTATTCCAACTAAACGCGCTATTAACCCCAATCTTAATAGGGACGTTGGCAACATCGCGAGGCGAGGTATTCATTGACGAAAACCTTAACTCGCAAATCTGTATCGTAGATGGTCTGCATGCCTATATTTACAACTGGTCTACTTCACCTAACTTAACTATCCAAACTGCTGGAGACTTAGGAAACGGAAACCTTATTCCTAACTATGTTTGCTATCACAATACATTCTTCTTGTTTGGAAATGCTAACAAGACTGGTAATGGAGCAGCTTGGTATGCGTATTCCTATAGCTCAGCAACGCAGATTGTCCAGACGACGCAACTGGCTTTACAGACAAAACCAGACTATGCTCTTGCGGTCGTCAGGATCCCAGCCCAAGGTAACAACGTTTTGGTCCTCGGTTCTACGGTATGTGAAATATGGACCCAAGTTGGAGGATTACAAAATTATAGACGGAATAGCACTATTAATGTTGACTATGGGTGCGCTAGTGTTAGCACTATTGCTAGTAGCGACAGGTACGTCGCGTGGCTAGGAATTAACGAAGCCAATGCGCCTGTTATTATGGTCTACTCAGGTCAAGGTAATGTTCCTATCTCTACAGACGGAATTGATTATCTCTTATCCAAAATACAGTATCCTGCTCAAAGCACAGCTATGTTCTATCGCCAAGACGGACATCTCTTCTATCAACTTACCTTTTATAATACAGTAGATAACTTAACGATAGCTTATGACTTCACTACTGAGAAGTTTTTTAACTTAACAGATCAAGACACTAATTATCATCCAGCTCGGAACTTTGTTTACTTCAACAATAATATTTATTTCATATCCTTAAACAATGCTTCTATTTATCAATCATCTACTGATTTTACTAGCTATGATGAAAATATTCTTCCTTATAATAGTCTAGAATATAATCCTGCATTAAATGCAGATATTCCTAGGGTTAGAATTCCTGCAAGCATTCGATTAAAAAATAACACAAGATTTATATGCGATCGCGTAACCCTGACTTTAGAACAAGGATGTGATCCAAATGTAAGTGTCGCTTCTTTAGAAAATAATATTAATTATTATGTCACTGAAGATTCTACTTATGCTGATGAAAATATCTATGAGACTGCATGGGGAAGCTTATACGTTACTGAAGATAGCGGTGTAAATCCTGCAGGCGGATCTAACCTAGGTCTTGTTATTATTCCTCCTTATCAGCCACGAATAGACTTATGTCTTTCAGTAGACGGGGGAATAACGTATGGCAACTATGTTTCGAGAGAGCTTAATCCTATTGGTTATCGTCAGAATATTATGTCTTGGGATAGATTGGGCTTGGCAAATGATTTAACACTGAAGTTTAAATTCTGGGGCAATAGCAGGTTCATACTAAATAACGGATCGGCTTATCTATATGCATAACAGGAGATTGCTTTGCAAGTACCTACGTACATAAAAAATGAGAACCAAGAGAATTATCACGAAGAATTAAATCAGGATATTCAAGATAATTTATCAAATAATGGTTTTGTTATTCCTGCACTTACAACTGCTCAAATTATAAATTCTTCTGCTTTTATGCCAGATGGTACTTTTTGGTACTGCACAGACCATTCGCCCCCCGTTTATGTGGGCTTAATCAGTGGAAGTTTGGTACAATTTTCTACAACAAGTTTTCCCTAGGAGGCCAAGGATGGGCTTTTTAAATTCGCTTACACAATTCGGTTTACCAGGCCTATTCGGCGGCTCTAACCCAGCTAAGAAGGCTATGCCTTACTTAAACCAAATACCTGGCGTAGCACATCAAGCCTATGACCCTTATATTCAGCAAGGACAGCGCCAAGGGAATGCCCTAGAAAGCCAATATTCTCAAATGTTCCAAGACCCAACTGCTTTCTTAAACGCTCTACAAAGCGGTTATAAGCCTTCTGAAGAATATAACTATAAGTCTGACATCCTTGGTAGAGGGCTACAGAATACAGCCGCTGCTGGAGGATTTGCTGGAACTCAAGAGCATCAAAGAGGCTATGGTGAGCTCATTAACCAGCTTCTTAGCGGTGATATGCAAAGATGGCTAGAGAACCTTATGCGCATTCAAGGAACGGGCTTGGCGGGCGCTGAAACACAAGCCGGAAGAGGCTATCAAGCTTCTACTGGCTTAGCAGATACTTTGGGCAGTAATTTAGCGCAGCAAGGTGGCTTGGCTTATCAAGGCCAAGATTGGCGTAATAGACGTAATCAAGCTGGCTTTAATTCTTTAGCAAACCTAGGTAGCTCCTTTTTTGGAGGTTTCTAATGGCAATTCAATATCCAGGTTTTAATAGACTTGAGACACCTGACTATTCTGGCTTTAGTGATTTCTTCTCGAATATCCTAAAAGCTAAAGGACAGAAGCAAGCTTTGGAGCGTGGCGGCTATGAGAACCAAATCAAAGCTGAAGAGGCTAGATTGGCACCACAGACGCAACAAGCTGCTTTACAGAAGGCTTTGTTAGAGAATAAATATTATGCCCCTCAAGCTGAAGCCGATATTGCATACAAACAAATGCAAAATCAATTCGCAGGCCTGGGCGGCGAAGGCAAGAATGCTTTAGCCTTAGAATTTCTAAAGAGCAAAGTAGGCGAAGATAGTCCTTTATATCAAACTGCTAAAGCCGCCATTGATCGCGACATCAAAAATACAGAAAGCATGATAGCTAATAGAGATATGTTAACACGCACGGGTGATAAGCGTGCAGCTGGGGCTTTAACAAAAGAATATCTTGAGCTTGACGATGTTAATAATGGATTTCAGCCTGGAACTAATCGTACAGTTCAAATTGATCCAGTCCAGCAGGAATTCCTTAGAGGACAATTAGAGAACAAAATAGTTAAAGACACTACAGATGCTGATAATAGATCTAGAGTTAGATTTGTTAATAATGTGGATACTACATTAGATAGCATTAATGTTGATGACTTAGTTAGATATTCAGGCTTAGCCGGAGGTATCCAAAAGAAATTAGAGCAAGGGAAGTCTTTAAGCGGAAAAGAGTCAGATGTTTATAAGAGATATGAAGAGAGCAAAACTAGAGTAAGTTTCTTAGCAAAACAAGCTCGTCAGTTTTATGGAGATTCTGTTCAAGCTGCTGCCCTTGAGTCTATTAATGAGCTAATGAACCCGGAAGCATGGTCAGCGAGCCCAGCGATAGCTAAAGCTAAATTTGAAGCTGCTAAGTCTCTATTAAAACAAGAAGGCGAGAATATGCGTAAGCCTTTGCGTTCTCCAGAGTCTTATGGGATTAATACTGGCAGCAAACCTAATGAACAAGTTGAAGCTTTAAAAAGTGCTGCACCACAAGGTGAAATGGCAACCTTTATGGTTAATGGCAAAACATTTTCGATACCTGCAAATATGGCAGAGCAATTTAAAAAAGCTCACCCAGAAGCGAGGATGAGATAATGGCTGAAATTGATTGGAGTCAGTACGAGGTTCCTAACCAGGA